CTGCATCGGTTACATAGTTTTTATTGGTACTTGCTGCAATGTCTGCTGTGGTTGCGTCTGCACCTGCCGTTACTAATCCTTTGGCATCATATGTAATCTTTGTTTTTGTTGCACCTGTAATGGCTGTGTTTTGCAGCATTACACTTTGAACGGTGTTTGACGCATTTTTCCATTTAGGGTCACCAACTGAATCCGCATATATTACCGATTCACTACCAGCAGCCGTTGAACCGCTACTTTGATGTTTTAACCCTAAATGACCATTGCCTGCCGTTCCTTTGGCGTGAATACTTTTGGCATTTAAACTGAAATTACCTAAATCTACATCTCCCGTTGCACCCGTATAAGGTACTTTTAAATCTAATGCCGTCTGCAAATCAGTTTGGGTAGATAAAGTACCCGTAATTGAACCCCAAGTAGTACCTCCTCCTCCCGAATATTGTGGAATATTTAAAGTAGCACCTACCAATGTTGCTGCTCCCGAAGTTCCCGTAGTAGTTAAAGTTAAGGCATCTTGTTTACTTGCAGCTAATCCGCTATACTGCGAGTTGGTTGCATTATCTCCCGTGTTCGTACCACTTGTATTTCCGATTACCGTAGCTTGGGCATCTGTAACATATCGTTTATTGATGCTATCAGCAATGTCTGCCGTAGTAGCATCTGCACCTACGGTAACAAGTCCTTTTGCATCATAAGTAATTTTAGTTTTGGTAGCACCGGTGATGGCAGCATTTTCATCAACCTTTCCATCTAATGCCGTTTGTTGAGCAGTAGAAACAGGCTTGTTAGCATCCGAAGTATTATCTACGTTACTAAGTCCAATGTCGGTTTTAGTTAATACAACCACACCAATATTAGAGTTAACGGATTGAACTGGGCTTTGTGCCTTAATCTGTGTAATATCTATTTTTTTAGTGGTGTTATCACTTATATCCACAATAGGAAATACATCATCATTTGCGATGGTTACTATTGCACTTAATTCGGTTATTTTTTTATCTGCCATTATTTTTAATTTATTACTAATTTGCTACTATCCTGCTGCAATAAGAATCCTCCATCTTGTGTAAGTATATAGTCTACTAACCCTGTTGGAATATTTGACAAAGTTAATACATTACCTACTAAAGTGTATGTTGCATTTATTATATTAAGGTTGGTGTCTTTTGCTATTACTTGTAAGTCATCTCCTGCTACCGTTCCAACAAATACTAAATTATTGTCATAAACAGTAAACAAAGGTTGTGGTGTTGGTGTTGGTGTTGTTCTTTCAGGAACCCAACATTCATTCCACTCATAAGGTGTATTTATTGTAAAAGATAAAGTATGTCCTGCGTAATCCGATAAATATTTATGCTCTACCGGTTGTATTGAACTCTTTTTTGGTAAGTCAAATTCAATTTCACCATCGTAATTATATATCGCTGCTGATATATCTTGAGCAACTTGAAGTGTATCACTCATTATATCTTTTAAGTTGCTTAAATCAGGATTAAGAACGTCTAAAAACGCTAACTCAAAACTATAATTTAATTGTGTTCCATCTGTGTTTCCCTGACTTACGTCATACCACATTAAAATCCCATCAACATCAGAGTTGTCAATTTCCGAATTAGCACCAAATATTACAGTATTAATATTACTGTGGCTATTTGCTAACCCTTCTATTATCTTGAAAATCTGATTTAATGTCATTTAGTTTTATATATGCTTCTAATTTGGCAAGATTTTCTTTATTCTTACTATTACCTCTACCTTTATTTATTTCTCTTTGTTTACGAACAACAGTCATCGTCATCATCTATTCTTTCAAAGTTTGAATATTTATGTCTAATGCCTCCTAAATAAATTGAACTTTTAAACAAATCCTTTTTAGGAAGGATGTCATCATCTTTTGTTCCAGATGTTAAATATTCAGGGAATAAAGTTTCATTTGCACAAAGATACTTTCTTGTTCTGTCTGCAAAGTATTCAGCTTTGTTCATCATATTGCCATAATCACTTAACAGATTTTCTCTATCTACATTGCTTGAATTTTCGCTGTACTTTTCTTGAAATCCAATGTTGGTAAACCTCCTTGATAGGATGCTTCCAATTTCAGCCATAATCCAATATCTCATTCCTTTATGCAAATAATCCTGAAGTAAAATCTTATAGTTACCAGTTACGTTTGGGCAATCAGTAATTAACTTGTTGTAAAGGTCTGTTCCTATTATTTCAACGACATACATATCCTGACAAGCTAAGATACTTTGTTGGATAAACTTATCATCCACGTTACCGTGAACGGGTGTATAAGTCTTAAAATCTGCTGCACTTAATAAATATACTACTGCCATTACTTTTGTCTTACTACTACTTGATTCCAAATGTGCCTACAAAAAGGAACTGCCACCTCTTTATTCGGGTCACGATACCAACCACCACGATATAACCACGCACTTGAATTATTGATAATATCAAAGTTATCCATATCGTTTTTGATTCCTTCAATCTCTTGTTTTGTGTAGAGTTTGTTTAAACTCATCATTTTTTGGCAAAATTCCCTACTTTCTGACTGTAATGCAGGTGCATCTGGTCTTAATCCATACCTATATTTGATGACTAAAGGGCTTAATTTAGGTGTTTTTGGCTCTATTTTAGGTATGTTCCCGGTTGTTGTGCCTGTTGTTTTCTCATCTTCTTCTGCTAATTTGATAAATTCAAGCTCATTATACTTAAAAATAGGGCTTAAATCTTCTCCATATTCCACGTGATGGCACTCTATTTCTTCATAATTGTCTGCACTTTCACCTACTGTTTCAAAATAAAAAGGCTTTGTTTCGCTTAATTTAACGGGTTGTATTGCTTCAGGTATAGTTAATCCATACATTTCAGTAACATAATCCAATAGAACCTGTTTAGGTACTATTTGAGCAATAGTAGATTCCGTTAATGGTAGAATATTAGCTAAAGGTTTTAGTTCTTTAACCTCTACTATTGGACTTAATCCAAATATTTCAAATATCTTATTTACAGAACCTAAAACAGTATCCTGACGTGGCTTAACATACGTTTCTTTAAATAGTTCGTATGATTCTAATATCTCGGTTCTACCTCCTAATTGTCCTTCGGTTTTAATACCAAATAACATTCCACTTACTGCTCTATGTCCTATAATTATGTTTTCAGGAACTGCTTTTGCTCTTAATTCAAATTGTTTGTCTAAGGTGTTTGGTTGAAGTGGTAATACTTCGGCTGCTTGGTCTTTACCGTCTGCAAAATTATAAAGTATTTTACTCCCGTTCCCGTTGGCAAACTTTGCATTAAATCTTTTTTCTATTTGGTCTTTCTCTGCATCGGTTGCATTACCGTTTAAGAAATTAACCATCGTGCCACCTACAAATCCGTTCTTTACATTATTAAGGTGAAATTGGGCTATCTCTATTTCTTCTTCAATAGCTTCTAAGGCATTAATGTAAGGTGGTAATGAATAATGCTTCATACCGGGTCTTGGTTCGTAATGCACCAAAATACATCTATCGTGAATTACCTTTGGGTCATACTTTGGTAGTTCTAATATTTTAGGATTAAAATTAGTTTGTCGGTTTATAGGTGTTGAGAATCTTGTTTCCCAATCTAAAGAATAAAGATATATAGAACTGTCGTTTCTATCTTCTGCAATACGGTCTATGTCTATGTTATAAACCTCAATAGGTTTGCCAAATTGGTTTCTTAATATTTCAAAGGCATAAGAGTTATGTATCTCAAAGTTAGTCCAAGTCTTTTTAATTAAGGCATCCCAACTTTCAAATGGATTAGGTCGCTTTAAAAATTGCATTGCTTTAGCAACTTCAATCATATTAGCTTTTTCAGGATTAATAAACAATCCCCTTCCTACTCCATAACTTATCTTGCCGTCTACTACTGCTCCGTGTGTATTGCCTTGATTGTAAAGGTCAATAAGATAAATAGGAAATAGGTTATCTATGCCTCTGCTTATCCATCGTTTGCCGTTGGTGTATCCTTCAGCAAATGATGGTCTATTATAAACGGACAAATCAACCGAATAAATATTTGGTTCTGTTTTAATCGGTTGTTTCATATACTATCGGTGCTACGTTCAATGTGCTTTCAAATTCGGTTTCTGTCAATGCTATTACTGGCACTCGTGCTATTCCTGTTTCCAATAAATACTCATCACTTGGAATAGTCTGTGTTACTACTGACTTCTCATAAACCTGATAAATGTAATCGCCTGATATTAAAGTTACGTTTGCAGGTTCTGTTAAATTGAAACGGTTGTATCTTTCAGGGTAAACACTTGTGTCAGTTAAAAAACAAGTACTAACTTTATTGGTTGTCTTATTCGTAAACACAAATAAATAATATGGATTTGTTAAAGTAACATTTTCTGTTAAAGTCAAATCTAATATACTTGTGGCTGCTCTATTAATTATAACCATTTCTTTAATAAGTAAAATATTTAAAATTGTTTATAAAACAAAAAAGGCTGTAATTACTTACAGCCTCCTTTGATAGTTAACTAATGATTATCCTGATATGTTTCCACTAAATGCAGGGAAGTATATTGTAGGCATATTACTTGGTTCAGCCGCTTCAAAGTTAAGCGTGTAACCGTTCATATCTCCATACGCTTTTCCTGCTGTTGCTTCACTTGGTGCTAAATTGACACCATTGTCAACTCCTTGAAGCCAGTAGAATCCATTTTGGTCTTTGGCAATTAATAATAGGTCAGCCTGTGCAAGTAACAATATCTCTCTTTGCTTTCCAACTTCCATTTTACTTAAAAGTAATTGGGCTGTTTGGGCAAAAAATACTGTTCCATTTTCTTCACTTGTAGTGATTGATTCACCAAAAGTTGAAGTCTGCTTACGTGGTATGTATTTATACCACGCAACTGTTCCTGTATAGCTTGTTACTTGACCACTTGCATTCTTTGTTACGGCAAAGTCAGTAGGTCGGTTTGCTAAGAAAAACTCCTTAACACCACCTGTTGAATCTTTACAACCTTTTACGAATCCTTGGGTTAATGCACAAGCCATAATTATACTAAAATAAATTCTACAATTTCACTTGGATAAGCAACCTGAACACCCATCTTAAATTTGGCTGTATATCTCATTTTGTCACTTTCCAATATTTTCCACTCAACCTTATCAGAATCATCTAACAAATCAAATCCTTTGAAGAAGTTACGCTTCTGTCCTAAATAAAGTTTGCTTGTTCCTGTTAGTCCCGGTACTCCTACCAAAGTAACATTCTTACCAATTACACCCATTTCGTAATTAACCCATTTAGTTTGGTCAACGTGATAAAGGTTTGCAGTTTCTAAGGCTTGAACGTAAAGGTCAAACACATCAGTTCCAACGAATAATACTTGGTCACTTGCGTGTTTTAGTTTCTCTGTACGTGCTGCACACATTGCGTTAACAATTGCAATAACGTTTGAAGTTGTAATACCTGTTGCTACTGTTACGTTACCTGTGTTACCGTTGATTGCTGTTGCTGCTGTGATTATCTTGATAAAGCCATCAAACATTGCCAATACTGCATCACCTGAAGAGGTGTTACCTTGCCAAGTTGCTACTTCAATATTTTCTACGATTAAGGCTTTAAGTTCATCACTCATTTGAGCACCTAACTGTGCTGTGATTTCATCCTCTCCTGCTGCACCCGGTGCAAGTAACATTTGAGTCCACTTTGGTAACAAAGCATCCATACAAAGTTCGTCACGGTATCCAATTTTAGAAACGGTGATTTCACGCTGTGTGAATGTTGCACTACCTGATGCTACTAAATCACATCCTGTGGCTTCTTGTGGATACGCTGTCAATGCAAATAATTGCAATGCATCTGTCTTTTTTACTCCTGCTATTGGGGTTAAGTACGGTGCTGTCTTACCTTCATAATGCAGGGCTGTTAGCAATTCTCTCGATTGCTCGTTTACATAGTTTACTAAACTTGATACTACTAATCCCATTTGGTTTATTTTTTAAATTTTTCTAATTTCAATTTTTCAAACTTTGCAGTTTGTGCTTGTATTAATTCTTGTGCTGACATTTGCACTGTATCTGTTTTCACGGGTTGTGATGGTGTGCTTACAGGCACTTCAGATAACGCCACAAATGCTTCGTTTAACAATTCATTAATCTTGTTATGATTTGCTATCTTAGCTTCCAATTCCGCAAACTTTAACTCAACCGCTTTTGCATTTTCTACAATGCTCATTTTAAGTTTTTCGTTTTCGGTTTTCAAAGTTCCCATGTCGCTTTTCATTTCTACCATGTCAGGTGATTCTGCTTCGGGTATTTCTGATTCTACTACCTCAGAAATTACACCATCCAAAACTACTACCTGTGTTCCATCTACTAAAGTGTGTGAACCATCAGGTGCAGGAATATCACCATCAGGTGAAATTAAAGACATAACACTTCCAACTGCTAAAGTTGGTGTTGCTCTTACTGCTTCGCCTGATTCTAAAGTTGTTTCAACATAATCAGCCGCTTCTACTTCCTCAACTACGGGTGGGGGTGTATCGTATTCTGAAAATGCCACCTTGATTTTGTCACGTAAATTTGTTAATTTTTCTATTGTTGTCATTTTATTAATAAGTTACTATTTACTATTTGTTTAATTTACTAATCATTTGTTCAATTTCTTCAATGATTGAATCCTCACTTACTTGTGGATCTAAATTAAATTGACCTTCTAAACTGAACCCTACAAACTTGCCCGATTTTACATCTTCCCAAACTTGGTCATCTTCTATCTTATAACCTACATACCAAGTTCCATAAGGTAAAGAATCAAACGGTGCAGGATTTGGTATTCCTTTCTTTTCGTCTGAAATAAAAGATTCCATAAGGTAGGCTTGAACTGGTGAACCTTGATGGTTAGTATTTACTGCTGTGGTGTTTTGAGATTTAAAAAACTTTTCTCTAATTTTACGAATGTTCGCTTCTGTGCAGGTAACGTTACATTTTCCTATCCCTTCAAACTCCCTATAAATTAATTGGTTTGGTATTAAAACTGCACCAAAGACAATACGTTCTTCCTCATTTTCTATTGAGAATTTAACTTGTTCTTCTTCAAATGCAATCCAACCTACCTTTATTGCAGGTCTATCTACCAATGACATACAAGTAATTCCTATCTGTATGCTATCATCTACTGACATTTGTAATACTGGTAATTCCATATCCTAATAAGTACTAAATTTATTTTTGTTTATTTTACAACTGCTTTTGCTGTGATTCTATCGGCTGCTATTGTAGCTTCTTGAATGTCTTTTTGTACTACAAATACTTTAACAGGGGGTTGCTTTTGTTGTGGTTGGTTTGGGTTCTGTGGTTGTCTTATTTGTGTGAATCCTGTTGTTGGTGCTTGAATACCTCCACCACCAGTTCCACCGCCACCACCTCCGCTTGTATTTGTGCTGCCTGTTCCTTTAAAGGTTTGTTTTTTAATGATTACTAACTTTGCTAAACCTTGTGCTACTGCTACGGCTGCACCTAATATAGATGTGGTTTGAGTAACATCACCTGTTTGCAATCCGTTCTTATATGCTAATGCTGCTGCTTGATAAGTAGTGATAACAGTTTCTGCTATTGCCATTGCTTTGTTACGTTCAAAGGCTTTCTTTTGTGCTGCTTCTGTCGCATTATCACCCTCTTGATTTAATGCTCTTAGCAATTCAAACCCTGCTGTTATTGCTTGAGTTTTTAAAGATTGTAATGATTCTTCATACTTTTTCTGTTCTTCTAATGACTTAGTATTTGATTTTGTATTTATCTCATTAGTTGCATTTGCTATCTCTAATTCTGTGGCTGTTGTATCTATGCCATAATCTTTTTGTGCAACTAATTTAGCATTAAGTTCTCTGATTTTTACATCTTCAAGTTCTTTTGCAAATGCTTCATCACTTGTTTTATTTTTAATATGATTGTTAGTTATTTCAAGTCTTTGCTTATCAAAATATTGTTTAGTTAATTCTTCAGTTAAAGCTAACTCATCATCTTTTATTTTTTTTAAATCATCTTGGAATTTCTTTTCTTGTTCTAATTTCTTTTTATTATTTTCTTCAATTTGATTTCTTTCAATATTTCCTCTCAATAGAAGAGTGGCACTATCAAATTTTATCAGGTCAGCATTTACTAATTCAGCCGCCTTTCTTTCTGCTTCCCTCTTTGCATCAAATTCAACAAGTTCTTTTTCATTAGCGTCTTTTAT